TTTTGCGTCGGCGTCTGCCTTTGCCTTTGCATCGGCGGCGGCTTTTTCCTCGGCTGCTTTCTGTTGTGCGGCGGTGCGTGCGGCTTTTGCCTCGGCTTGCGCTTTTACGTACTCGTTGGGGTCGTGCAATACGGTAATCGTGTACCCCTGTCGTTTAAGGTTCTCGGCAACGCCGTTTTCGTATCCTTTTTTGCCGAACTTCTGAATACGGGGAACGGATAACCGTTTGCCCGTTTCGCTGTCGAACTTGCGTACCTCAATAACGCAATGATACAAATGTTGTTCATTGTCCGGGACAATGTAATTTTCGGGGGTTACGTCGGTAATTGCGACGTCCTTTGTTTTACCCTCGGTTGCTGTTTTCACTCGCATAATCGTTAAATTTACTTGTTATTACTGCTATCTTTTTGTCGAACGGAATTTGTGTGCCGAACTCCAAAATATTCGTATTTTCCCGCTCAAATCTGCGTACAAAGTTAGCAAAGTTAAGTTTTATACGCAATTCATTCTCCGGGATTAAATTACGCCCGTATAAATCCAATACCTCGTTACGGGTTAAATGGCGGTACGGCTCCAATTCTGCCAATATTAACATACGTTGCAATTGGGTTGGATTGTTCCGGTATTCCGTTTCGATTATCTGATTTTGTAGGGCGTCCAATTCCGCCTCACTTGCGCCGCTTTCCTTTGCCGTCTTGTAACGGTTCCGTAACTCGGTCGCATCGTACAAATAAAACTCGGTTCCGTAATTGACTTTTGCAGATACAAACATATTGCCGTATCGCAAACGGCATACCGTTTCATCGACGAATTGTTGTGCGGCTTCAAAGCTTTTTTTCACTCGGTTTAATACCGTGCTTTGGCTTTCAAATGCGGCTTGTACTTGTTGTTCGTTGAACGCTTCCCGTTGGGTTATTTCCTCGCTTTGTCCGACGACCGCCGTAATTATGTTTTCACGCAATCGGCGTTCCTCATCAACGTTATAATCCAAACTTGAACGGTCAACGGTTAACATTTGTACGGGGTTCCGTAAATCCGGTTGTTTATCCCCGTCCGGTATCGGTATTTCCACGAACGAACCCGCCCCGGTAATCCGCTTATCCCCGCATTTGGGGCAACGCATCAATAACCCGGCTTGGTCTAACCTGTAATACCCTTGTTTGTCTTTCAAAAACCCACCGTCGCAATAATCGCCGTTTTCGGCGTTGGAAAAGTCGCACGATTGTTCGTACCCGGAATAAATCGGGTACGCCCCGTACATATCCAAATGCCGTTTTGAAATATGGAAAAACAAAAACCAATCCAACGCCTCCAATTCTTTTGTTAGCGGGGATTGCTTAACGTCTGGTTCCCGTAAATTCAACGGTTCGTCCCAAAAGAAACGGGCGGGACAATACCGCAAGTCGTGCGGGTTATCAACCAATAATTCGCCGATATTGCCCCCGTCGTCCTCTCTGAATACCCGGTAACGTTCATCGTCTATAACGGCAATACGTTTGTCCGGTTGGCGGAAAATAATCCAATCCATAACCCCGGTTGTCCGGTTGGCTTCAAAGGTTATGACGCTTTCAATAGGCAACCAATAAAAATACGGCGTCGGGTATCGGTCGTTGGTGTTTTGTTCGCTCGGCATATCAACAATTAAAACGCTGTTAATTTCCGTCTTGAAAAACTCCCAACCTTTCGTACTCCAAATTTCCGGCTCTCTTAATACGTCTTGGCGGTAATACTCCCAATCGTCCCTTTGTTCCGTGTTTTGGAACTGATAATTGAACGCCGGGTTACGACCGTCAAAAATACGGCTCAACTTATCAAAACAAATTCCCGTTACCTCATTCGTGCGAACGGGGTAACGGAAAAGGGTTTTGAATATCTTAAATTTGTCGTGTGGGATTAAGTTTTGAACCCACGCCAAAAAATCGGTCGTGGGTAAACACATTAAGGGCGTAACGTTGGTTTGGGCGTGGAACTTGATACGGTTTTGGTGTGTAACCGCCTTGTTAATCGTCGCCTTTTTCCTCGGTTCCGTTATTTCCTTTCTTATGCGCTCTAACTCTAATCCCATTATCTACAAATTCAAAAGTTGATTTTTCGGGTAACTGCCAACCGCCGTTATTCTTTATCCGCAATAATCGTTCGGCGTGGCTTATCTCAAATTCTTGCGTCGTGTTTAACGGCGGACACTCCAACACGACCTTTGTAACCTTTGCCGCCATATCGTTACGCCGTTACTTTCAAATCCGTAAGCGGGTTAAACGACGGTGCGACAATCGCCAAATCGTCCGACCAATTCGGTAAGAACGACCATTGTATTGCGTTACTGTCCGGGGCTTCCAATCCGCCCAACGTTTTGTCGCCAATGAACAACGACCGTATCGGTATCGGGTAATACGTCCCGGCGGTTTCGGTGTCCTCAATGGCTCCGATTGCGCCGTTTTCGTCGAAAAGGAAAATACCCAAATTGTCGCCCCAACTTTCGCATTGCATTTCTTTAAGGGCTTTAATTACCGCTTGCGGGGCTTTGCGGATAACTCCGGTAAACGGGGTTGGTTCCCGTCCGATTATTTCCTCAATGCCTCCCAACGTTTCGTTACCGCCTCCGAACGTGCGGGCGGCTCCCGCCTCGGCGGTTGGGGCTTGGATATACGGGGAAACAACAATCTTTGTATCGTCAGCCGCCGACAATTTCGGCGTCCACGACGCAAGCAACGTAATTGCCGCCGCACTCGCAAAACTGTTTTTGGTTCCGTCCGCCTTTGTCAGACGTTGAAACGCTACTTTCTGAATTTGCCCGAAACTTTCGGCGCAAGTAATGGCGGGTACATCGGGCAAAGCCGCCGCCGCTGGACACTTACAAATCATACTCTTTAATTTTTAACGTTAAAACTTATTGTTACTTATCCGGGGGCTTTCCCTTTGCCTCCTTTGTACGACTGCAAAATTATAAACTTTTTCCGGTTTAACCTTGCATATCTCAAAAATAATACTAATTGCGACGTTTTACGCCTCGGCGTTCGTGTGCGTATGGCTGTGTATTGCCGTCGGCAATTTCCTTTTCGTATATCCCGGTCAATCCGTCCTCCGGGTCGTCGTGCGTGTTGGCGTCGAACTTTCGCAAAAATCCGGTTACATGGTCGTACACGGCTTTGTATCTCGTTTCCCAACCGAACGGCATAACGATATGTTGGTTTACCATTGCGGACGACGTAACAATACGGCTTTCTTTGTTCCCGGATTGGTAAAACGGTTCTGTCATTGCCCGGATTTTCTTTTTAATAACCTTTTCATAACCCGCACCGCCGTTGTTGCTTTCAACCCATACTTTTTGCGTGCCGTTTCTGTTTACCATTGCCGGAACGGTTACGGTTGTTACGTCCGTGTTTTCGTCTGTCATTTCCATATCGGTAATAAGGGCGAACAATAACGGCTCCATACGCTTTGTTTGCTCGTTATATACCATATTGGCGGATTTATACACGTCATACGTTGCGGCAAACAAAAGGTCGTCCCCGTCGTCGGCAACGTCAATATAACAACCCGACCGGATATATTGCCCGTAATCGGATTTTTCAACCCACGTTTTGAAAGGCTGATACAATCGACCCTCGGCGGAACCGGGGTTGCCTTGATAGAGGCATTGGAATTGTACCGGGTCTAATGCCTTTTGCGCTTCCAATTTCTGTTTATTGTGTCGGCTTTCCCATAACGCCGCCCCCGGTTCCCGTGGGTCTATCTCGGTCGGTGCGCCTGTCTTTATTGCCTCAAAGTTTATGCGTACCCATGCGCCGGGGGGTATATTCTGCAAATCCGCCCAACACGTAACATCAATAACAATTTCGCCGCTTTTCTCAATGCGCCCTATCAAATCGTCGTCGTGCCAACGGGTAAAAACAATCAATTCTTGACTATCATTGTGCAAACGGGTACGTACAACGGTCGTGTACCATTTCCACGCCGCCGCCCGTACTATTGGGCTGTTACCCTCGGCGTAATCCTTATACACGTCGTCCAATATCGAAACGTCAACGGTTTTAGACGTAAGGGAACCGCCACGACCAACCACACGCAACGAACCCTTATGCCCGACCATTTCGATAACATCGGAATTGCGCAAATAGGTATTCGCCATTGTTACGACGTTCGACCCGTTCAAATAGGTATTCGGGAATAACTCACGATAACGGGGCGTGTCGATTATTCTTTGAACGTCCCGGTTGAAATCCCGTGCGATTGTCGCCGCATACGACCCAATGACAATTTTTAAGTCTGGGTTTAACCCCTCCATAAAAGCGGGTAATTTACGGCTCGAACCCTCCGATTTACCATGTTGCGGGGGTTGCTGAACAATCATTTTACGTATCAACCCGTGTGCGAACATATCCAACAACGTATAATAAACGACGTGGAACGGCTCAAATATCATATCCGGCTGCATATACCGGGCAAAGTTGATAAGGCGTTTACGGGCGGCAGCTTTTACCAATTCGCCGGGGTTCTCGCTAATGGCTTTATACATTGCCAACATTTCGGCGTTATTCATTGTTGCCCTCCTTTCCCTTTGGTTTCGGTTCAAACTTTGCGCACGCTTGACGCCCCCGGATTATATGCCATTGTTCAAACGGACACGTAAGGCAAATATATTTCCCCTCCCAATCCTTATTTTGGTGCGTTTCGACCCAACGGGCGTGTTTACAGTCGTCGCAAATATGTTTCATATATTCCGGTTGCTTTTGCCCCGGACGGATTGCGGGTGCGTTTCTCTTTGCCATTATTGCGCCCCTCCTTTCTCTGCCATAACCTTTGCGAACTCGGCGGATTGCAGTTTATCCGCCACGGCAAACAATAAGTCGTCCGGGATTGCCTTAACGTCGTATTTGGGTTTGTCGTCGTCGGTTCCGGCATTGTATCCGGGTATCTCAATTTTAACCGGGGCGTCGAACCCTAACATTTTCGCCCGGCGTTGTTGGATATTCAAAAGCAAATCTAAAAAGCGGGGATTGCCCGCCGACGTTTCAACCGTTGTTTCGTCGTACCCGTAATATTCCGGGTCGCCCTCGGTCGCATCTGTTTTGATAGGACGCCCCCGGTTGGTTTTCTCTTTGGTGCGTTGCTTTCCTGTTTTCGACGCCTCCCACGCCTCCCACGCTTGTTGCTCCATTTTATCCAACTTGCGCAATTCCTGCGTAACGTATTCGTCGATTGTTTCCAACCGTTCCCGTTTCCATTCGATAAGGCATTGTTGCAAATCGTAATAAACCATTTGAAACGAAATTGTATAACCAACGCCACGGTCGGACAAATCCCGGTTCAATGCGTCGGCAATTTCTCGGTATGAATAACCACGCAAAAACAAGTCGGCGCAAAACCGCACATCGTAAATCCTTTGTTCCTCGGAACGTTTGTTGTATCCGGGGGGCTTTCGCCCTTTGTTCAATTTTTCCATTGTCTAACCTCTTTTAATGTCAAACGGGGGTTAAAATCTGCCTTTTACGCTTTTCGTCCTTTGGCTTGGTTCCTTATCGGTTCCTTTGCCTTTGTTCTTTCGTTCCGGGCTTTGTATTCTTTCCCCTGTTTGCCTCCTTAAAACGTTGCTTACCCTTTGCAAGTTATTTGCACGGAATTTCCATTTTAAGAGGCGTTATTGTTCTTACTGATACTTTGTATATCTCGGCGGTTATCTTTTAACCACGGGGCAAATTTACGGCTTTTCCGGTACATTGCCAACGGTTTGTCCTTTCATGTATATAAACGGCAAAACCCCGGCTTTTGTTTCCGGGGCTTGCGCTCTCTTATTCGGTCGGCAAATCGACCGTCAGTAACACGGGTTGCAATGGCTGATTAAACGTTAGTACGGATAAATGAATTGTTCCCGTTTCTTGTATTCGCTTCAATTCATCCGGGGATAATTCCCATTTCGTTATTATCAATCCTTGCGGGTCGTCGGGTACTTTCATTGCGGGCAATGGTACGTATTCCGGTTGGTCTTTTGCAAAAACCACATTTACGCCGGGAAATTCAACGGGTTTCATTCCTCAAACGGTTTTTCGTCTGTATCCCCGAAAACCCAAAGCGCAAACGCTTGTATTCCGTCCTCGTAACTCATACCCGGATATTGGGAACCGTCGTTTATGCCGTCGGCGGCGATATTCAATTGTTCGTCAATCTCGGCGTCGGTTCTTACAATCGTGCGGCGGCTCATTTGTTACCTCCTTTCCCGTTGCGTTTGTTCTTTCCCCGACGTTTATCCCGTGGGTTGCGCCGTGGCATTTCGACCCGGTGTATTTCTACTTTGGAACCGGGGAACATATCGTTGAAAAATTCCGCCATTGCTTGCACCTCCTTTGGAACGTCGAACGCTTCCGGTTTTTTATATTTCCTTTCCGGTTCCGGTTGACGTTTCATTTGAACGGCGTTGCAAACATCCGTAAGTGGACAACCTATGCAACTGTGGTTCGTTTCTTTGCAATCTTTATTCGCTTTTTTAAATTCGTGGAAATCGTCCCTTACTGTGCTACCACGTGCAAATAGTCGCATTGCGTCAATTGCAATTCCCGCCAATACATAATCGGGGGTATCGTTAAACTCTTTTTCTAAACTGTGGCGGTTAATTAATTCCGTCAATTCCTGTGCAAAACTTTTTTTGTTCATCGCTCTAATTATTTAATGGGTTTAAAATTAGTACAATCATTTACCGGGGAAAAATAAGTTATTCCCCATTTATGTACGGCACAATGTCCGTTACCGTCGGCGTCCTCATTCATAAAGTTGCGGCAATGTCCGCAATTGCCAACTTTTATTTTTGGCTCAAATTCCCGGTTAAAATCTCTTTCCGGGCGAACCGTTAAACGCCCGTTCGGTTCTCTGACAATATACCACGTTTCCGGGGCGTCAATGAAAATTCCGTTACCATCGGCAAAAGAATATACCGCCCGTCCGTCCGGGGTACGTGGCGTTGTGATTGTTCCCCCGCCTGTAAATCGCAAAAGGTCGTCCAAATTATCCCGGCGAACTTGGATTGCGTCAACCTCCAATAATGTACGACAATAACGGGTTCCCGCCGTAGCGTCCGGCTCAATTAGTCGGGTGCGGATTTGTTCCGGGTATTCCGTCGGGTCGTATTCGACGTTGAAAATAACGGCGGCGTTTAACGTGTGGGTTGTTAATAAGCGGTTCCCCAATCGTCCGGCAACGGCTTGTTTTAATGCGTCAACGGCTCCGGGTATTTCGGTTGTGGCAACCGTAATTTCGTAACCGTCGGTTTTTTCCTCGACGTCCGGTTGGCTTTTGGCAATATCGCCAATCATAACCAACAATTCGGCATCGAACGGGTTTAGTTTACTTTTCATCGCTCTTTTTTTTAATGGTTTTAACTGCGTTACTTATTGGATACGCCAACCGCCAAAATATCGTTTTTCGGTCGGTACGGCTGTATTTATCACATTTAAGATTTGCCCCGGTGCAAACATCTTTCCCAATCTTACAACGGACGCAACGTTGGCAAAATAACGTCCGGGGATTGTCTGCCAATCTTTGTGCGGCGGGCGTCCATAACTCGGCAACTAAAACCGTACCATTTACAACGGCACGTTCGCCGGGCTTGTATTCCCGTTCCGGGTTAAATTGTTCCGGTTGCTTTACTCTCATTCCGCCGCCTCATTTACATAGTCGAATAATGCGGCTAAATTTTCAGCGGTTCCCCGAACGGTTATGCGTGCTTTGCCCCCGCCCGCAACTCCCAATTCGATTATCTCGCAATCAAAATCGGGGGCGTTGATTTGCAACATACCCGCCGTTGTACTGCTTATTGTTTCCGTTCTTTGTTCCATCATTAAAATTGTTATGCCGGGGGCGAACCCCCGGCGGTTATAAACTATCTCTTAACAACTCTTTTCAATCTTTCCAAATCGCAACGTTTCGGTTCATCTGCGTTTTTAGTTGCATCAATTAGCGGCATATCACTTGTTACCGTCGTCCAACTTTTCCCGGTAACGGGGGACGTGTAAGTTACTTTGTAATGTCCGTAACCGCTTGGCATAAAACTAAAATCCGAAATTGAAATTTTGTTTGCTTTCATAACTTTATTGTGTTATTTAGTTGCCCGGAAAACGCCGGGTCGTTGTTATTTCACGCCTTAAAGATACAACCTTTATTTTAATTACTAAAAGAATTATCTTTTATTTTTGCGTTTTATCCAAATAAAGCGGATACCAACGCCGAAACATAATATTTTCAACTCAACATCAACGTAACGGTCGTAACCGTTGACCGCATCGACCGAAACGCCAAATTGCCAACTTTTATATTTCCAATATTCACGGGCATACAGATAAACGCCAACCCGTCCGACGTGCGCCCCAATTTGGGCGGTGTGTTTGTCCTTACTCATTGTTTGCCTCCTTTCTATTTGCTAATTCGTAACCCTCTTTATCCATTACCATTGCCACGGGGTACGGCAATATGCAATCTTTGGTATAAACTAAATTGTAAATTCCCAATTGACCCTTAACGGGAAATTCGATAACCCGGCGGGGGTTCCGCATCAACCACCCGTACCCCTTTGTTATCGCCTTGCGCTTTTCCGGGGGTATCCGTGTTTGCTCCCAATCATACGGGGTAAAATCGGCGACGGGCTTAATATCGTATAATTCAACCAACCCTAATGTAACGCCGTTTTCATACCCCGGCAAATCCGGGTTTTTGGACGAACAAATTAAAAGGTCGCCCCGGTACGTTGTGTTTTTGCTTCGTACCTCAATCGACTTTTCGGCGTAAATAATCCCGTCGTCCTCAAACGCCGCCGTTACCAACTGCGTTGCATACGGGTTCTTTACTGTCAACGCCCGCCAACGGTCGTGTTGGGCGGGGTTATAATCTTTATTATCAAACTGCATTTTCGTTCCTGTTTTCGTTAAACAAATCCCAATTTGCCGGGACGCAATGGACGGGCAACAATTCCCGCTCAATCCCGGACGCCTTTACAAAACTATCTTTCCAATATATCCGGGGCGTACTCTTTGGGTGCGCCTCCCAATATTCCGTTACGGTCTGATAGAACGCCAACGTATCCCGCTTGATATATCTGCAACCGCTTTGTAATCCGATTTTGAAAAGGTCAACAAAGGGGTATGACAACGCAATTACAGAATACGCCCGGTCAAACATTCCCGGCGGGATTGGTTCCACACTTGCAAATGTACGAAACCCGTGGCGTTTCGCCCGTGCCAATGCGTTTATACGCATTTTGTTTGGGCTTGCGTTCGGTTCCAATTCGTCGCACCCGGTCAACGTGGAACCAATGGCAATGCGGGACACGTCCCAACCCTCGGACGCCTCGGCAAAGTCAACGAAAAGGTTTATACCCTCGGCGCATTTGCTCAATATCTTAACCGGGACGCCGTGCCGTTGGCATACTCCGACCGCTTGACGGGTCAACCTTTGCGTTTCCGGCAACAACGGGTCGGTCGTGAATGAAAAGAACAACCCGGTTTTCTGCAATTCGTCCTTATGCTTCAATAACTCGTTTTTGAATATATCCAAAGCGTATGGATATTCCCGCAACGTCTTTTTCAACTCCGGGCGATTGCCTCCCAACACTTTTGCGCCACGACCTTTGCGCAAATAACAGTACGTACAACCATTTGAACAACCAACGTAAAAGTTGGCGGCGTTCTCGGCATATTCCCCGGCTTTACCCTTTGGGCTATAAATAACCCGTCCGTTTATCGCTCCCATATCGTTAACGGTTAAAATGGTAAATCGTCGGTTCCGTCGGGGGCGGGTGCATCCGCAACGGGCGGCGGCGGGGCTTGCGTCCCGGCTCCGGTCGCTTTCGGGGTCAACATTTCCATATCGGTTGCGACAATCTCGGTAATATACCGTTTGACGCCTTGCGCATCGTCATAACTCCGGGTTCTCAATTCGCCCTCAATATACAGTTTGTCGCCCTTTTTGACGTACTGATTGGCGACCTTTGCCAAACCGTTTTGCAATACGACGTTATGCCATTCGGTACGCTCCGGGATTTGTCGCCCGTCCTTTGTGGTAAAACCTCGTTTCGTGGTTGCCAACGAAAATGTCGCCACGCAACCGCCGTTGTCGAACTCCTTAAACTCCGGGGCTTTCCCGGTGTGTCCTAATAATGTTACTTTGTTTACACTCATAATCGTTAATTTTAATCGTTAATTTCCTCGACGTATTCCGGTATTTCCCCCGTGGGATAATATCCGGCACACTCAACAACATTATCGTTGCCAATCCCGTTGCCAAATTCGACGGGTTGCATACAATCGGCAATACAAAATTCGCACGTATCGCAAAGATTATCCGATTGGTTTTTACATACATATTTTGCCATATTTCTAATTTTTGAATTTAACCCCGTCAAACAGATATTCCCGTTTGTTATCCGACCAACCCGCCGCAATATTCAACGCCCGGCGGTCGTCGTCGTGTACAAACTCGCAATACCATGAATTGCCGCCAATATTCGCTTTTTCTTTCAGTCGTACCAATTTGCCGACAATGTACCGGGCAAATTTGGCGTATCCGCTTGTTTCGGATATATGAATAATACGACGTTCGGCATTTATTTTCGGCATTTTTTCGATTTGCGGGGTTTTTTCCTCGGCGGGGTATGTTTGTACCCTTTTGAAATCTCGTTTAATTGACGACCGGGAAATTGCCCCAAAATCGGTTGTCCTCTTTTTTGTTCTCATTTCTTGTAACGTGGGTTTCGTTCCCCTATTTTGGAAACTGCAACCCGTTTTCGTGTTATCGGATTGTTGGAATTTTGTTTGCGGGTACTCCAACGCAAGTTATCCGCATGGTTATTGGCTCGGTCGCCGTCGATATGGTCAATTTCCGGCAAATTGTCCGGGTTCGGAATGAAAGCCGCCGCAACTAATCTATGTAACCGAAACGTTTTGCGTTTTTGGTTGACACATAAAACAACGCCTTTGTAACTCTCTTTGTCGGTATGTGGTTTCAATATGCGCCCTTTCTTGTTATGGCAATTTTGTAACCGACCATTTACAACCATATCATTAGAACGAACACGCCCGTAATTGCTAACCTCGTAACGCTCGTTATACCCGTTTATCGCTTTCCAAACTTCCATACTCTTTTTTTATTAAATCTATCGTCCGAACATTTCCGGCATATATCCGCATTTTACTTTTATCGCCGTTTTCCCATTGGCTATGATGTTCAAAGCAAAGTATATTTATATTCCTTGCATCGTGCGCCGCCTCCGGGTACGCTCCACGGGTCAAAATATGCGAACAATAAACGGCGGAATAATTACGTAATGGTTTCAAACATTCCTCGCATTGGTGCGGCTTATGTTCCCAAACCCACCTAAAAAAACGTTCATTGGCTTGCGGTATGTTGCCACGACCGAAAACGCAATGTCCGAACAATTCCCGTTGTATTTCGACCCGCAAACGAATATCCATTGTAAACCGCTTGTAATCCAATAGGGGGCAAAACCCCCTATCGGTTACAAATTGGTATTCCTCCCGGTCTGTTAACAATATCGGCTCCATGCGTTACATATTGTCCGTATCGTCGTCGCCTGTGGGTTCGTTGTCGTCGTCCTCGTTTGCCGGGTCGCCAACCTCCGGGAACAATCCGGGGTCGCCCTGTGCGTTATCCAATCCCGGTGCGGCTTCCCCGTCGGCTCCGAACAACTCCAATTGCGCCTTTTTACCCTTGAAAAGAAAGGCGTAAACCTCGTTTTCAATGTCCCTTATAATTTCCTCCAATTCTTCCTCAAAACCGAACGTTTCGGTATTGAATTTCAGACGGGGCGAATTTATCGCCGTCTTTTGGTTATTGGATACCGTGAACAATCCCGTAAGAACGCAACCAACGTTATCGTCTTGACCGGAAAGGGACACGCCCCGAACCTCAATGTTTTTCAACATTTCGTCCGCAAAATCACGGGCGGCGTCTTTTTGCTTTTGGTTGGCTTTCATATCCGGCGTATCCATAAGGGACAAAAACGACGTGATATTGAAAATACGCCCCATAATTGGGCGCAACCTGTCAAAGCAATTGCGCAAATCCGGGTGTATATCCTTTGCGCTTTCAACGTGGTATTTGTTCGTGTAACTCTCATTACCGACGGTTTCGGTAACTTCATAATGGACGTCCAACCCGCCGTCCTTTAACGTCTTGACTTTCGACAATGCAAACGCCTTTTCGGTCGGTATCAACATTACGTTTGCGTTTTTTTCTTTCTCGCTCATATCTGTATAATTATTTGTTGCCGGGAACCCGCCCGGTTCGGTTTTTACAAATCGTTTTCGACGTATCGTTTTAACTCGGCTTGGAACAATTCCCGTTCCTCGGTTTCCTGTGTAATCAATTCGTCGTACAAATCTTGGTCGAATATCTCGTTAACCGCATCGTTCAACATGGCAATCAACTTTTCCGGCTTTACGGCGTCTAATTCGACCTGTCCCAATCCGTCCCAATTTGCCGTCCGGCTGTCCGTTTCCTTTGCGGGGGCGGGCGGCAATTTCCATTCGATAACCTGTTGTTCCATTAAGGCAATACGCCGTATTTCCACATCATAAACGCCGAACTTTTGCAGGTTTTCCCCAATAGACCGGGGTATGTCCTCGCCGGACGGGTCGTAATCGCCGAAATATAATATAATCGGCTGTTTGCCCTCGCTTTGGGCGTCCCGTAAACGCTCGGACAATTCATATAAGAACGTCAACGACGGATAACCTTTGCACGCTCCAACCGCAACGTCCCATTTGGCACACGGTTTCGCAAAAACGCCCTCCAACGCTTTTTTCTCAATAAGAATTTCCGGGTAATACGGTTGGTTTTCCCAACGATTTTTACCATACGAACGCATCCATAATCCGACCTGTCGTTTGGCTTCGTCCTGTTTGTCCTCCAATACGGTTTCCGTGGCTTTTGTCGTTCCACACATTGCCCTATCTCGGTCGCTGAACGCCTCGAAATCAACCCGACCGTCCCACCGGGCGACCTCCATTGCGGCGACAACACGTTTGTAATGCTGTAACGTGTTTGTCATTCCCCGGCTTACTAACTGATAATGCAACGCACGTATCGTCAATATACCGTTTTCGTATTGGCTCAACACGTCAATTGAATTTTCAATTATCCAATCCCGTGTAAATTCGTCCTTTGTCCTCTTTGCCATAATCTTAAAATTCGCTTTCGTCCAACAAATCCTTTGTCGTTTTATTCCGGGCGACCGCCGGGCGTTGAGGCTCCGGGATTGGCTCCGGTTCCTGTTTAGGGTTCCCGGTTCCGATTGGTTCCGTTACGGGGTTCGGGTCGTTAAACTCAATACCCCCGTTTTGGGGCTTTTCCGGCTCAAATTTCGCTTTTAGTTGTTCCGCCGGGTATTCCTTTTGCTTCAACTCAATAATCCCTAATTCGACCAATTCCGGGACGCATCGGCGCAATGCCTTAACGTCCTGTAATGCGTCATGCGCCGGGAATGTTTCGCCGGGGAACAACTTTGCAAACAATTCCTCCAATTTGGGGAATTTCCCCGGTTTGCCGTTCTGATACAATGCGCCGACAAATTTAATTGTTTTCATCATTGTATCAATGCGCTTTCCTTTGTGCAATGCGTCCTCACATTTGGCATCGTAATACTCTTTGCCACAATAACGCAAAATGTTTGCTTTCAACATCGACGTATCAAAGTAAATGTTGTGCGCACATACAAGCGGGGCGGCGGCGGCATCCGCCAAAAATTCGTCCACAACCTCGGCAAACGGTACGCCCTCGGCAATTGCTCGTTCGGTCGTTATGCCATGTATGGCGGTCGTTTCCGGCGGTATCTCGTAATTGTCCGCTTTGATTATAAAACTACGTTCTTTGTCCCCTAACGACCACGCCAATTGTACGACGTGCGGGAATTGGTTAAAATCCGCATCCCATTTCAAACCCTTTGCGGGTACTCCGGTTGTTTCGCAATCAAAGAAACAAACATCTTTCAAATTAAAATTCATCGCTCTTTTACTGTTTAATTGTTATTACTCGTTTTCGTTGCGGAATTTATCCCGCTTTTTCTCTAACTCCAATACGTCCCGGTTTTCCTCGACGTATTCCCGGACGTCCTTACGGCAAAACGGTTGGTCGGCTAACCAAAGCAAATGCCAATACGGTACGTCCTCCATTTTTTCGCCCTTAAATTTGCCTTGCGGCATAAGGTCGCTATCTGTCAAATTCGCCATTCTTGAAAAGTTTTTGTTGCCCGTTTTGTTCGGGCGTTTGTTCTACATATCCCGCACCTGTTACCCATGTACATTTGCAATTGAGGCAATAAATACGGCTCCAACGGTACGGGGTATATTTCGACCGTATAACCCGCCAACCCGTCAACGGGTAATCCTTGCGTTTGCCGCCACATTTGCAAAACATGGTTACAACGTTCGGGGGTCGTCAATATACGTGTTGTATTCCTCGGCGGCAATCTGTTTGAGCGTTTCGATATGTTCGATTAACTCGGCGTTCGATAAATCCGCCACGGTGCGCAATTCGTGGGTATATTCCCCCGTTTCCGTATCGACCCGTTCGGCGTACATAACCGGGGAAAATTCCCGCAAACGCCGTTCGGTTTGTTCCTCTGTCAGACGTTCGCCCGCCTCCCAAATAGCGTGCTTAAACGTTGGCACAACGTAATTAAAATAATATCCTTTCAAAGCCTCGGACGAACCGGGCGACGCTACAATGAACCGGGCAATAATGCGGGAACCTTTCCAACCTTTGAAAAACTCGTTTAATTCCCCCATGTACATTGCCAACCCACCGTTATTGTTTATCGTTCCCGTTGCTGTTATCTCTCTTTTTTTCATCGTCGATTAACTTTTGCATGGTAATATTAAACGCTGTCATTCCAACCGCCCGGATAAATTCCCGTTCGTTCGACGAATACCCGGTTGCGACCTTATCCAAAATTGTTGCGAAAATAACAACGAATTTTCCCGGCTCCCAATCCCCGGCGTTGTGCATACGGTCGATAACGTGCGCTTTCAATCGTTGGTTATCCTTTGCGGCTTTTTTGCGGGCTTTTTCCCGGTCGTTCCAAAGACTTGTTAATTGGGTTTTCACGTTGTCAAAGAACAACGGCATTTTCAGAACGTCCGCAATACTCAAATCCGCAACCGTGGTTGGAACGGCGGCGGCGATTGCTTCGTTGACTTTCTTTTGGGCTTTGGTTCCCTTTTTCATTGCCTCGGATAATTTGGTTGTTGCCTCGGCAATATCGTTTATCCCGGCGGCGGTTCCTTTGTTGACCCCGTAACCGAACAACGCAAAATCCCCTTTGGTTGGGTCGTCCGGGAATATCTCGGCGAAACGGTCGGTTATCTCAATGGCGGTGCGCAAATCCGGCGTCCGGCGTTTTACAAGCCCCAACCGCAATGCCTGTTTATGTACGTGGGTATCTAATGGAATGATTAAATTACGGGGGTCGCAAATCGTCCACAATCCAAAGTCAACCGGGGAACCGTGGCGACACATCCAACGCAAAAACATACATAAGCGTTTGCAACCGCTTTTCGTTTCCATATCCGGCACGCCCTTAACATCGCCGAAAAGACGTTGTAATTGCTCCAATGGACGCCCGCCCGGTTGCGCTTGCAATGCCTTTTCCATGTTTTCAAACTTACTATATACGTCAAATAAGCGGGCGCAAAGGTCGTGAAAATCGGCGTATGTAAACGTTCTATAAAAATTCTCTTTACTGCCTTTGTATTGCTTCCATTCCGGGGCGGTTCCCTGCGTATCGGTTCCAACAATGTAATGATACGGCGCACCCTTGAAAATTTCCCGGTCGATAAAATCCGCCTTTTTGATTATCTGTTTGCGGTTGCCCCATGCAATCCACGCCGTAACAAAAGCGGATATTTCAATATTTACCCGACTATCGTAACGGCGTGGAATTTGTACCGGGTCGTTTTTCACGAACTCGGCGGTTTCGTATTGTTCCGCCCAACGCTTCAAATTTTCGTTCAATGTATATGCCATTGTTTTTGCTGTATTAAGGGGGACGGGAACCCGCCCCCGGTTGATTATTCGTTTTCGCTGTATTCCTCAATAATTAAATCGTCCTGTCCTCGTTTGACCTCTTCGATAAAACCCTGATAACCCTCTTTGCGGGCTAATTCGATAAGGGATTGCAAGCGTTTTGCGCCTAAACTTTCGCCCCTCGCAATGCGGAATACCTTAACGGTCGGATTGCTTGCGATAATCAATTTGGCGGCAACCTCCATTATCTGACTATCCGACACTTTCCCGGCAACGAACGGCACGCCGTTTAATTCCAACCCGTCGTCCGTGAATGTCAACCCGGCAATCGGCAATTCCGATTTTGCAATAAGGGTTTCCCGTTCTTTGAGTAAATCCGACAACTTTTTTTCGTGGGTTTGGGCGACCTTTTCGGCGGCGTCCTTTTGCTTTTTCTTTGCCACATAGTCCACAACCAACGCATTTATTTTGTTGTGTTCCTCGGCTTGTTTGAGGCGTTCCGCCGTATCCAATTTTTCCGGGTTGTTTTCCTCATATTTCGCTAACCATGCGGCGGCGTTGTTCTTGCGGGTTTCGTAATCGGCTTTGTCGGTTTCGATTTGTGCCAACGTTTCGTCGTATTTATCGGCGGCGGCTTTCGCATCGGTTTTGCTCTGTTTTTTTGCGGCTTCCAATGCTTTTTTTGCCTCGGCAACAATCCGGTCGTATTCCGCTTGCGCATCGGCGGCGGCTTTATCGGCGGCGGCAATTTCGGCTTTCTTTGTTTCCTCGGCGGCTTTAATACGTTCCGGTATTGCGTCCAATTGTTCCGTCCGGGTCTGCAAAGCGGTACGCACGGTTTTTGCTTTTTCAATCAACCGGGCGTTCTCGTTTTGTTCCTCCATTAAGTCGGCAATGTCGATTTTCTCGGCATACGTTTTGGCGTCGCCCGGCTTCAACTGTTTTTCGGCGGCGGCGCAAATGGTCGTGTATGTCTTAACCTCGGCGTTTGCCTCTTTGCGTTTGTCCTTAATGGTCGTAACCTCGGCGTCAATCTCGGCGATACGTTTTTGCACATTTTCCGGCAACAACGCCCGCACGTACTCAACTTGTTTGCGGCGACCCTCAGCGGTTTCCGACCAACGGGAAAACTCCACGGCGTCAAAATCGGTATATCCGAAAACCTTTTGCAACATACTTACGTTATCCGACCGCATCCCGGTTGTTTTCTGTTTGATTGATAACGTACCCCGTGGGTTGGCTTTGGTAAATCGCAATTCAACGTCGTATTCCTCGCCGTCGTCGCCTACAACCATTTTTGCAAACCCTTTGTCCTCGCCATTACGCAACACGGCGTCCCGGTTCCCGGTCAATAACGCCCCGATTGCCTTTAATAGCGTTGATTTTCCCAACTCATTGTCCCCGGTAATGAAATATACATTACCCTCAAAATCTGCGTTGAACTCCTTAATTACTTGGAAATTCGACAATTCTAACTTTTTAATAATCATTTTATCGCTCTTTTATGCCGGGGTTTCCCCCGGCGGTTACTACTTATTTTTGTAAATCTAACATTCGTTTATGTATCAACGTCAAAACGCCGTTTATGGCGTCCCGGTTTTCGTCAACCTCATTGCGGGTACAATCTGCAATAAAGTTTTCCAACCGCTTGTATAATTCCCGCAAATCGTTTATACTCATTGCGTGCCGAACGGCTCCCAATTCATCCTTTACCATATCGTTACGTCTTTATGTGAAATATCCATTTTCCAACACGCAATAAAAACGTTGTTAATGTTTTCGTTGGCGTATAATATCGCACAATCGTTGGTTCGTACCAATTGAAAGTAAAACGATTGTTTCCCGTATGCGTCAACCGGGTAAACGTATTCAATAAAATACGCTGTTTTTGTCCTTTGGGCTGTTTCTAATGTTGTCATACTCTCGTTTTTTATGTTCCGGGAAAACGCCCGGTCGTTGTTATATCACGCCGCAAATCTACGTATATTATTTTAATTACCAAAACTTTTTTCTTTTATTTTTTGAGTTTTCGCAATAATCGCCCTAATATAACCACTTTACCAACTCCGGGAAATTCGACTAACATATTGCCGTTACGTCCCCGAATACATTTGCCGTCTAAACGACGAACCGCCCGGCACGGCATACGTCGCAATTCCGGGCGGGTCAATCGGTCGCCTAAATAGATATAATCCATTTCGTCCATATCAAAATAATTTCATTTGTGTATCTGTCAGAACGGCAACCACGGCGTCAATCTCTTTTTCCCAACGTTCCAACGTTGCCAACTTTTCCGGGGTTGGGTTCCGTTGGCAACGTCGTTGGTTGTGTCGCATCTGCTTTACCATTTCCGCCAACTCTTTTGCCGTTATTTTTTCGGGATTTTCGATTTGCGGGGCTTTGTTATCGTCTGCCATACTCTTAACCATTTGGGTAAATTAAAGCCGTGTACGGGCTTAAAATAAACGATTGTGCATTTGGGCGGGTAAATTTTCCAAAACCCAACGGGGGTTGTTGTGCAAAATGTATCGTCCAAAGTGCATAATCATAAGCGCATCGGCGTTCCATAACGTCGCCTTAACATCGGGGTAATAATCGGCGGCGGCTCGTTGGTATCTCTTTTTCCGTTGTGGCTTTTCCTCTCCCTTAACCCGCAATTTTAATTCGTTTTGCCATTTTTGGGGGTGTACCAAAACAAACGGTACGTCGCACATGGCAATTATTGTTTTCAGTTTCTCAAACTCGGATAACAGTTTTTGCACCCGAAAGGCTTTTCCGGGGTTGTCGTTCACGTCGTCCGGGCGCAATTGCACCTTTTCGACGAATACCAACGGGCGGCAAATACTTTTCATGTATTCAAACCATTCTTTCAACTCCATAAGGTCGCCCGGCATTTTGATAACCTCGGTTTTGTGGTTCGGACGCCAAACGGCAATCCCCCCGGTTTTTCCGGGGTCAATGCCAATAATACAATCAATCGTTATTTTGTTCATTTTCAAACTCAATATAATTGTCAATAAATATTTCGTCCGCAATCATGTTGTCGAACGCTTTAATAATCGCTTTACGCCGGGCGACCTCATACGCTGTAAAATCAATTTCTTTGCTTTTGGTTCCCTCCCTGCGTACATGGTAAACCGTAAATTCATTAACGAACCCACGGGCGGCACGTTGTAAGAAAAGAGACAACGCCGTTTTCCGGTCGTCCTCTGTTTCTTGGACGGGTTCCGCCAATCCCGACTTTACCAACCAATCATATACAAACATTTCGTCCGTTAAGCCAAATTTGAGGCGTCCGCAATACTTGTATTGCAAAAACAAATCCCGGCAACGCCTTTTTACGTTGTTTCTATGGTATCGTTTTTCGCTTTCGCTCATTTCCCTTTTTGGCTCCGGTAACGCTTGGTACGCCTTATGAATTACCCCGTTTTGTTTCCGCCTGTATGCGTTCAAAATCTTTGCGAAATAATCGGCGTTAAACTGTTGGTAATGCGCTTTGTCCGGTTGTCCGTCCCTGCCTTTCGGCAAATATTCGTCCAATTCCCCGGTCGTTGCCAACTCAAATGCCAACTTAATATCCGCCAATGTCATTTGCGAATAGTATTTTTTGAGTATATCCAACAACCGGGTACAAATGTACGCCCAATCATCCGTATTGGTCGGGATAATATACCCGACGTCCATTGCAATAAACCGGAACATTTGCCCGGTTTTGGCAACCAACGTGCCGTCGTCAATCTCGGCAATTTGCGTTTTCGTTGAGGCGGCAAAAATATATTTTTCGACCCCGGATAACGATTTGGCAACCTCCGGTAATTGCACCATTTGTCGGCGTATGTCGATTGCTTTTGTCCCGGGCGTTGGGTTATATATAGCCAACGCCACGGATTGCGTATTTACTTTTTCCGGCAAATTTTCCATATACTAATAATCGTTATTAAGAAATTCCATTGCGCCCGCAACGTCTAATTTCTTTTGCGGGGCTTGGTATTCCGGTTTCAAATGCAACTTTTTCTTTTCCACATCGCCACGAATGAAATTGCGTACCGTGGCAATCCAACCCGTCCGGGTTCTCTTTACGCCCTGTTTGGTTTCCGACCAATCGGCGACCGTATGGAAATAGTAAACCAAATCGACCCGTTCAAATTCCGGCGTCGCAAATAACTTTTCAAACTCGGAATAATCGTTGTTTCCGTCGGGCGCAAACTTAACCAATTTGTAAACCTCGGAATTGCGAAATATGGACGTTCTTTTTTTATCCTTATCGTCAACCCCTTTTTCATCCGGGAACAAATCCCCGACAACCGGGTTGGCGGGGTTACTCTGATTAGTATTTGGTTTATTTATGTCCTTTGTTGGATTAGTATTTATTAGTGTCGGGTTTTCCGTATCCGGTTTATCCGTGTCGGGTTTAACCGTATCGGGATTTTCCGGTTGTGGTGCATACGTAACCGGATTTTCCGTATATGGCTGGACGAAAACGGGTTGGTCGCAAATTTCATACGCATAACCCGCAATTGTTCCGTCCGGGTTCCGGTTCTGTGTTTTAGAACAATACCCGAACGTTTCCAACTCTTTAATCCCACTATACAGACTATCCCGCCCGTCGGTTGCCCGGTTCGTCAAATCTCGCATATTCAAAACCCAATCGTCCGGCAACATGGCGACGTATGCAATAATTCCTTTTGCTTTCCAACTCAAACGGGTATCTTTCAAAAACTCATTCGATAAAACGGTAAAATCCCGGTCGTATTTACGACGGGTAATTGTGTTATTGTTCGCCATTGTCGCCGCCCTCCAATTGTTTAACGGGTTCCCATGCCTTACGTACTTTCAATACGTTGTCGGCACTCTCATTCGGAACCAACGAAACAACCGGAAAACGGGAACGGTCGCCCGGTTTTTGGGTTGTCGCAAATTGTACATTCAAATCAAAAATTACTCCCTTACAAAAACCACGTTCCGCCAACATACCGTCGAACGTTTCCCGGATTTGCGGGATTGTGGACGCCGTACCCTTTGTTGCGAACTGCCATACCCCGGCAACGCCACGTACCAACGGTACAATAAAATTCAACGTCAACGTAATTTCCCAACCGTCGTGTCCGTCCTGTTTGCTCTTTTTGTTTGGGTAACGTTTCGTAATGGATTGCATCAAATTTGGGTACTTTTCCGTTGTCAACGTTTCGTACTTTTTGCCGTCCCATACTTGGAACGTTTCGCCGTCGCCCGCCGCAATCAATCGTCCGTCGTCGTCCCGGTATTCGTACCGTTCGTTGCATACTTTCGCCGGGTCGTCGTCCGGGAAAACGATTTGTATTGTTTGGGGCTTATCGCCGTATGCCTGTGTAAATAACCCGGCATACTTTCCCGTTGGGATGAAATAATCAACGCTTTGCGGGTATCCGTTGGCGTTTTTCATTCCGATTTTTATTTGTCCGACACGGGGCAAAATCAAACGGGATTTTTCCGCCTCCGGTCTGATAATCCTACCTTTTATATTTCCATTCATAACCTTTATGTTTTTTGCGTAATCCTTTGCAACATCTAACTATTAGCGAATTATTAAAACCGTCCCTTTCTGCTAAATTTATAGATTGGTATTCTTTAATAACAACGCCATTTTTAAGCATTAAAACCGCTTTTGATAAGTGGTTATTGGCTCCAAATTTACCCGTCATTGGCTTACTTGCGCTTTTAGATTGCCGTTGTTTTGTAATCGGATTATTGTTATTTTCCGAATGTGTAACCCAACGCAGGTTATCCACATGGTTATTAAACGGGTTCCCGTCGATATGGTCGATACATGGTTTATTTAGTGGATTATCAATATACGTTTCGGCAACTAATCTATGAACATATATAGTACATTTTACACCAAAATTATAAAGACAAACACACAAATAACCCTTACGCAAAAACGGCTTTAATTCTTTCCCCGTTATTTTAGAGAAAACAACGCCGTTTTTGTTTATCAAATAGCAATCAAATCTTTTTATCGTTTTCATATTTCGGGGTCGTCGTTCAACAATCTTTTCTTATTCTCGTTTTTGGGCTTTTTGGGCGCATTTGCGGGCTTTTGTTCCTTTTCCGGTGCAACAGTCCGTTTTGCCGCCTTTCGTCCCGTGGCGGGCTTCTTTTCCGCCTCCTTTGCCGTTTTCCCGGTGCGTTTCACAATCTTTGTTTTCTTAATCTCCGGTTCCGGCATTGGTTCCGGGGCAACCGCATCCGCTTTGACGGTATCGGCGGCGTCCGTGGTTTCGTCCGGGGTTGCCTCTTTGGGGGCTTTCGTTTTAATCAATTCCGCCAAAGACAACGATATTACATTTTGTGACAAATCCGGGGCGTCGTCCAATACAACCATACCATTAACCGCCGTAAACGTGTTGTCCCGCTTTTCGTCCTCAATGGCGGCAATCTCCAACAGATAGGGGATTTTCCGTATATTGGGGCTTTCGGTTTGCTCTTTCAGATTGTACGACGGTTTTTTGCGCCAATCTTTCGGGCTGAAATTGAAAATACGGGTAACGGGGAATTGCTCAAAATTGACGTTCCACATATCCCGGTACATTCCTAATTGTATCTCGCTTTCCTCGTAAAAACCTTTTCGCCCGCTTTTGAAATCGACAATTGCGTTAATCCGGTCGTCGCTTCCAATCTTTGCCCGCATGGTACACGGGCAATCAATCATTCCGGCGTACTTGTAGTACGGGTGTACCAACGCAATTTCAACGGCTAACGGTCGTACATCATAATCTAATACGAATTGCGCAAATGCCAATACGTCCTTTTTCAAATCGTCGGCGTAATAAATAAAGTCGTCCGGCAATCGGTAAACCTCAATGTATTCTTTTAGTTTGCCTTTCAGTCCGTCCAAATCATACGCCCGGTTAATCAATAATTCCTCAAATGCGGCGTGCATAAACGTTCCATACGCCGCCCGTTCGCCTTTGTATCGCTCGGCTTCCTCAATACCTTTGTTCGCAATCCAATTGATTAGGTGCGGGGCTTTGGGTAATGTTTGGGACAACACGGTTGTAACAGACGGGAAAAACTCCGGGTTTCCGGCATCGTCGTAACGGTAATAATACCTGTGTCCCTTACTGTTTAACTGCCAAACCTTATACGGCGGTTCAATCAACGTTTTTTCGTCGAAAAACATTGCCGTCATTTCCTCAACCGTCATGCCCGGTATTATCTCAAACACTCCGGTTGGTTGTTCCGGTTGAACCTCAACGAACGGGGGAATAATTGTTTGTTGTTCCTCGTTAATCTCCGGGAACATATCCGGGGCAATATTGCCAACGGTTCCCGCAACCTCTTTTACCGGGTCGCCCGGTTTATCGCTCTTTGTTCTCATTTTCTTTTAACCTCTTTATATTCTGAAATTCCACATACAACCATTGCCGCACACATAACAGCGAATAATAATTGCCACGGGTTCCAAAAAGAACCAACCAAACAGCAAATCCCCAATACGCCAAATACGACAATTAGGGCTTTCGCTTGCCATATCTCGGAAAACATGGTATCGGCGGCACGTTCCAACCATGTTGTCAATTTACTTTTCATTGCCGCCCTCCATTCCAAACAGGTAATCCGCCGTACAATCCAACATTTCGCAAAGGATAACGACCCATTCCGGGACAATCCGTTTGGTCGTACCATTACATAAATTCGTCATATTAACCTGTTGTGCGCTTTCGCTTGCGCCCTCAAAAAGACGTGCGGCAATGTCTTTTTTCAATACCTTTTTCCCGTTAGCCTCCGAACGGGCAATTGCTTCGTTTACTCTTAATCTTAATGCCATAACTTTAATTTTTACGTTAATAACTTGGTTCGTTGTTCTCTTTGTGCCCACAATGTCGGCACGTTTTTTCTTCCCCAATTGGGGTATATTCCGGCGGGGTCAAATATCCGTCGCCTCCGGTCTGTTTATATTCGCCGTCCGTAACTTCCATTTCCCCGCCACACTCCGGGCAATCATCGTCGCCAATCAATATGCACTCCAACAGGTCGTCCAAATGAACGGAACGAACGGGGAAAATACCAATTGCCCGGATAATACCCGCCATTTGTTCAATTGTAACGTCCCGTTCGTAACAATCGACAACAGGGCAACCCCAATTGTCGCTTATGTCCTCAATAATTCCTTTGTTGATTAACTCCGTAACGATTGTTTCGGATACTTTGTTGGGCGTTTGACCGCTTGCGGTTGCCAACCTCTTTAATTGTTCGCTCTCTTTTATTTTCATATCATTGCCCGGTATCCCTCCGGGTAGGCTGTTATTCTTTCGTTGTGCAAATGTAGAAAGAATATTTTAATTACCAAAAATAAAACCTTTGTTTTGAAAATCATTTTTACGGGGTGCATTGGATAACAATATTTTTAGCATATCTTTGCAATACCGCATTACCAAATATCGCTCTCGGTTACTGCGAACCGCCCCCGGTCGTCCCTTTGGGATTGCCGGGGGTATCTTTTTCCAACGCCATTTGTTCCGCACAATAACAATATCGGTATATCTCCCCATAATATCCGGTTTGCTTGGTTATGGTTTCGATAACGCCCGCCGAATATTCCCCAAATACAACGTATTCATACCCCGTAAATCCGTCGTCTTTCAATGCCATTTCAAACGTAATGTCAACGTATTTGTCGCCGACCCGGTTAAACGCATGGTCTATTGGTATTATCGCAAGCGTTTTACCCTCGCAATATTGCACCCGGTCGGAAAATAACAACGTCAGCAAATGCGCATTTTTGTAACACGCTTGTTTTTCCGGGCGGACAATCCGCCGTATCAATTCAATTTCCCGTTCGTTGAATACCTCCGATACCGGGACGACCTTAACACGTTTTGCAACGTTAATTGTGTCCGTAAAATATTTATGTTGGCGGGGGTTCAAATCCAAACGTAAGAACGCCCGCATTTCCTCAATAATAACGCTTTCCATATCTTAACACTTTGTAAAGCCCTTAAATGCCAATCGGTAAACATCATATTGCTTACCGATAACGTAAAATTCAATCATGCGGCTATCATTGCCGACGTCGTTTATTGCAATCGTCGGGTATGGTTCCCCCGGCAATTGGTTAAAATCGTCCTCAATATCTCGCAACCCCTCCGGGTACTCCGAACGGTCGGCGGCGAAATACCGGGTTAAACTCTCTTTTATCCGGGTCAATATTTCGTTCCCGTTCGGCTCAAATGCTGCTTTTATTTTATCTTGGTTTCTCAACGCCCAACGCATCGGTATTTGTTTTAATAGGTTATGAATACCCCGCCCGTCTTTTACGGCTTTGCCTGTAAACCAACCGGAATACGGGTATAATGTAACCGGGGAACCCCGGAACGTAAATTGTAAGGTCGTGGCGTTTATCTGCGTAACGGGATACCCCAACGCCTCCAACCGGGTACGGGCGTATTCCGTCCGCTCCGGTTGCATTTCCTGTTGTCGCTCTCTGTTTCGGCTCATTCTTTCAAATAATTGTGCCGGGGGTTTCAATTGCCCCCGGCTTATTATTACTGCAAATACGCAATTGCGTTTAACCTCTCCTTTTCCTTTGTTGCGCTCTCAATATTGCGGGCAATCCATTGTTCGGCGGGATTTTCTGTTTTCCATTGTTCCCGGTAATCCGGCGTAAAATACGCAACCATTTTTTTGTATTCTTTTTCCGGGTTTGCCAATATTGCCGCCGTATGGCTCAATCTTTTACCGTGGTCGCCTTTGCCTATTAAATCCAACCGACCGAAATAAAACGAACCGTCGGCGGTACACGCCACATAATCACGGGCGGACGTTCTTGTTGAAATAACGTTGCCTTTTTCGTCGGTAACGGTGTACTGATACTTTTTGCCTTTCGCTTTCTTGCTCAAAATATACTTTGCCATAATCTTTGTTATTGTGCCGGGGGGCGAACCCCCGGCGGGTTATTATCTTATTTCGTACAAACTCAATGAATTTTCGCACAATACCCACGTCGGAAATTTAGGATTTTGCAGATAACAAAGGCTATCTAATGCCGCCCGGCTTGTATAAAACCACAACCCAAATTTTTTGCCGATAAAATACATATCGTTTACCCCTGTTTCCCGGTATTTCTCCGACAACATTTGTTGGCTGTAAATGATTGACGAAAATTTAACTTTGCCGTCTAACTTGGTTGCAATCTCGGCAATGTCCGTCGCCTGTGTTCTTTTCTTTGTTTCCATATTTGAAATTTATTTGGTTCCGGGAACCCGCCCGGTCGGATTAGTAATAATAAAAGGATATTTTTAAACCCCGGCGCAACTTACAATGTTCGGCGTCTTTGACACAACGGAAAGCACGGCGCAATAATTTGTTCGCCATTTCAACGCCTACTAACTTAATCAAACCGGAAACGCCAACCAACGTGTTAATCTTTTTGCCGTTGAACAATCCGTTTACTTTGATTTTGAAAGTACGGTTAATCTCTTTTGTTGTATATTCTAAACCGTTGTAAATATCTTCGGGCTTCATTGTATCGCTCTTTTTGTTACCGGGAAAACGCCCGGTCGTTTTATTAACATGGCACAAAGATAAGGCATTTTATTTTAACTACCAAAAGAATTTTCTTTTATTTTCGATTTGCGGATAAAAAAAGTTTCTTTTGGCTCCCTGCAAAGTTATTTTTGGCGAATTTTCATTTTAAGCCACTTTATTTGCCGGGGTGGGTACTTTATCCATTCAAACAAAATAATCGAAATACGGGGCTAAAAACGGGCAAAAACAAAAAGGGGTCGCAACGCCATGTTACAACCCCCTGTTATTACTCTTTATATTTCCATTTATAGCCGCCCGCCGTGTTTAATGTTCCCCGTATTACTCGGCTTATACTTGTATGCGCTATCCCCGTTGCTCGTTCCGCCTCTCTTATACTTGAATAGGAACCAATCAAAAAACCGTCCTTTAATTGCTGAACCGGAATTTGCAGTTGTTTATATGGCTTTTGAATTATTCCGGCTTTTCGGTAACGCTCAATTGATATTGGATTGTTAGCGTTTTGCTTGCGGGTACTCCAACGTAAGTTGTCCGCACGGTTATTGGCTCTGTCGCCGTCGATATGGTCTATTTCCGGCAAATTGTCCGGGTTCGGAATAAAAGCCGCCGCAACTAATCTATGAATTGCCGTTGTTCTCTTTGTCCTATTTTTACATAATACAACAAAGGAATAACCGTAACGGTCGGTTCCGGGCTTTAATATCGTTTCTTTAACTTTAGCAACTTGCCCGTTTTTTCTTATTATTTTACGGGGCAATGATTTTATACGCCCGTTGCTACTAACTTGGTATATTCCTATATACCCGGTTAAATCTTTCCAAATTTCCATATTACCAACATTAAGACGCCAACAAAAGAGAAACGGGGACGGGCTGTTGGCTTTACCCTTTCGGTTGGTAGCTACTCCAACCTATCCCCGTTTGAGTGCAAAGATAGTTATTTTTCGATTGTTACAAATTCGACCCCTAATATTTTTGTTGCGGGGTTTTTGCTAACTACATCAATTTGCCGATTTTTGATTTTCTTTGTTTTCCATAAAAAACCCAACCAACGTTTGTATTGTACCGTTTCGACAATCAACAGACTATCCCGGTTTATATGCGTCCCGGTAAATTGTCCGTCCGGCGTGGCGCATCCGTGCAACTCAAACCACGGTTCCACAATATCGACGCAACGTAATACGGTCGTAACCGTGTCGCCGGGCAAATAAACGACGCTATCCCGGACGGTTCCCCGTAATTCGTTTATCGTTTCCAATTGGGCGGTCGTAACCGCTTGCAAATCCCGGTTCTTTGTTTGCAACCTTTTTATCAATGCCGCATCGTCCGCCCTGTATTTTTGATATTCCGATAACGTCAAACGCAATGCGCCAACCGTGGCGGCGTTCAAACTGTCCTTTGTTTTGTATTGTTCGACGTTCTGCAATAACGTTTCCGTATTGCTCCGGTACTTATCCCGTTCGGCGGTTAAACTCTTTATCCGGGCGTATTGCCCGTAAAGAACGGCGGCAATTGCTCCAATTATCGCCGTATATATCAATATCTTTTTCATACAATTTGTTTTATTGCGGCGACGTGCATATTTGCGATACGTTCCCGCCCGGTTTCACTCATAAGAAAACGGCAATCTTTTTCGGTATCCATAAAAAACGACTCCGTAAGGATTGCGGGGGCTTTCGTGTGCATAAGGATATAAAATGCCGCTTCCTTATCCGGGTCGCCGTCGGCATAATCCGCCCGCATCCGCCAACCGTCCGGCGCAAATTCCTTTTCCGCCTCTTTGTAAAATACGGTTGCCATTGGGTCGGCTTTAGTTTGACCGGGCGACGTGTAAACCTCCCAACCTGTGCCGCCCCCGGCGTTGGCGTGAATACTCAATAAAAAGCAATCGCCCCCGGTTTCCTCGTATATCTTATTTGCACGGCGGCAACGTTCCCCCAATGATATATCGGTTTCCTCCGGTACTAAAATCCGGTACGGTATCCCGGCGGCGTCCAATTGTGCCGCAATACGCCGCACAATGTCCCGGTTAAATTCATATTCAAACAATTCATATTCAAACAATTGTTTGCCGTCGCTCCATACGGGCGAACGTTTCCCGGCTGTATTGTTGCCGTGTCCGTTGTCTAAAATTACGGTTTTCATTCTTTCCCCTCCTTTTTGTTGTTAATAATATCCCCGTCGGTTTCGGCTTGGAACCGTTCGATTATTGGTTGCCAATATGACGGCAACGCCCGTGTAAATTCCAACCGGATAACGTGGTAAATGATACGTAATGCAATCTTTTTGGGATATGCTACAATTAAATTGCGAAAAGCGTTTTGCAAATACACATACATAAAAACGTATGTAAGCGACTTTATTACAATCATTGCCGCCTCGTTATCGCCACATTGTAACATTACGCTATAAATTACGTGAATGATTGTAACGTACAAAAGCAATTCCGCCAATGCGTTCTTAAACTTACGAAACGAAAAGCGTTTGCAATTCTTAATCGCCACGCCGTCCGCCCGCATACCCGCCCAAATGTTGAACGCAAACATTATTATCAAAGCGTACATAAACCCCGCCGTTGGGGTAAAATAAGCAAGTAACGGACTTGCAGTTGTGGCGAATATTAACCGCCATTGTTCCCACGTAAATAACTTTTCCATTGTAATAAGCAAATAAGGGGAAACGGTCGCCCGTTCCCCCGATTAGTTAATTATCCTACCTTAACAACGATATAACAGGTTTCGCCCTCCACATACGTTGCGTTAACGTAAAACCCATTGTTATAAACGTCGGTTTTCAACTCGGCGTTCTTTGCCTCGACAACCTCAATTGTTTTGCCGTCCAATTCAGCGTTAACAATAACATGGTCTAACGTCGTACCGGAATAGTCAACAAACACGTATTCCGACCCGTTGAACGTGCAATTGTACATCGACAAACGATTGGCGGGTTGCGTAACGTCAAAGAAACAACGATACATTACGGCGGTAAACATTTCCCCCGGCGTTAACGTGTCGCCCTGTGCAATACTATCGACGCCATGCGGGTAAACTTTCCCGGTATTGTTTCGCAATTCAAATGTTCGTCCGGTATATGTTTTCAAATCCTTACCCACTCCGGCGGCTTTGAGGAACCCAATAGCAAATCCAACGGCGGGGGCTAACTGAACGATACGATTAACCGGGTTGTTGGCATCCGCCCAATTTGCCGACGCAAAATATATACTTGGTACGGACGTACTCCAATTTACGGTTAACGGTTTACGGAAATCGTACCCGGAAACGGGCAACGAATTAGGTACGTAATATTTGGTACTCGCCGGAACGCCAACGGGGATTGCTTGCGTAAACATTATATCCGACAATTTAACCGTTTGATTTGATACGACGTTAGTAATAACAACAACGGATAAATTCGGCAAAAATCGGTATATGTTCTCTACGTGTATCATTGGCGTACTCGTAAACACGGGGTCGCCGGATTGTCCCGCCCTCGCAATAATGTTATCCAATACCTCGGCGGTATTTACAATATCGTATTCCTCCACGACGTCCACAAAATCACAACCGAAATTTTGCGCCTCTGTAATCTCGGTAACGCCGTTTTGCAATACCTTTTGTTTTACATTAAATACGCTTTCATATAATTGCGTTGACGCAACGGCGGATACTGTCATTGTCTGCGAACCGTTCGTTAACGTTCCGGTCGAAAGGTTTACAAATGTTTGATTTTCCGGCGTTCCTGTGTTTTCGGAAAGGAATACAATATTATTTCTGTCAACAATACGCATAATATAAAATTTGGTTCCGTTCGTGTGCGTCCATTCCGTACCGATTGCGGTATTATCTTTCCCGTGTGCGTTTATGGTTCCAATCATACACGGTTGCGCATGGTTCGCCCCTATCGTTGTATTTTGTACGTGCATCGGTGCGACGTCATCGCCATTTGAACCCGTGGCGGTTCCTATTCTCCAATTTACAAAATTGAACATCGGATTGCCGGAATAAACATTGCTTGCGGCGTTCAATGTTCCCTTTATGAAATCCGAACCACGTTTTACGGTAATTGCGGGATCGGCAAACTCAACCGATAATTTCGATTGTAAACCCATACCCGTAATTGCTTGCATAACATCGGATTTGTTTACCAATGTTAGTGCGTTCTTTTCGGCGTATGATTGTCCGTTGTCATAATGCACCGATTTTTCTAAAAAATAACGCTCAAAAGGTGCGGACGCTCCTAAAAATACCCCGGACAATTCTAAATCGTTTACCATTGTAGAAACAGTTGGTTTGCCGTTGTAATTTGCAACCCGGATATATTCGCAACCGTCCGGGATTGTTACGGTTGTTACGTTTTGAACTTGCGTGTTCGGTATATGAACCTGCGCACCTGTGTAGAAATTGACAAAACGGGTTTGTCCTACGTTTCCATAATATAACACACCATAAAGACGGTATGTTTGCCCGGCAACAACAGGGACAAAACCGGACGTTGATAACGACGGATACGCAACCGGATTGCCTGCTGTACTTAAATAAAAACCGTGTTCGTATGTATTGGGGTTCAACAGGTTTGTTTCGCTTATCTTTTCCTCAACGTCGAAAGCATCAGTAACCTTTTGTACATTGGTTAGGCTTTCGGCAAATGCGGTTAATTGGGCTTGTATGTCGTCTAACCCTTTGGGTACAACGTATATGTCTTGGTTTTCCGGTACTCCAATGCTTCCTTTGAAAGAAACGCAAAACCAAAAAACGACCTCATTTTGACCGACCGTAATTTTAGTTGTTCCCGACGGCAAACTAATACGCCGAACCAATGACCCGTTACCGTCCAACATATAGTTATGGTCGTCGGTGCGGTCATTAGTTACATATATGACTTGACCCGGTTTAACAGGTAATTTAATAACCTTATAATCCGCATCGGTCATTGGTACAAATTTATAATTTGTTATATTGATATATCCCAATACGTAATTAAGCGTTGGCGACGCTTGCGTTGCGTAATTGTTTATATCCAACATATTGGGAATATTAATTTGTACTCCGTTCCAAATGCCCGTCGCATTGCTCAATATGGCAATCCCACGGGTCAAAGTGAAATTATTAAAATTGGTGTATGTTCCCAAATTGGTTGCAAACCAAAATTGCGGACTATCCGCCCCGCTTGGGTTTGTTTTAGAAGTTGCCATACCTCGGAATTGTTGACCCAATCCCAATGCGTTTACCATACTGAACAACGTTTGTTGTAACAAGTTGCCCGTAATCTCGTTTTTCCCGTTTTGCTTAATTACATTAGCAATTGCGGCTTTTAAGTCTGTATAATTTGCCATAATAAAAAAGTTATAAAATGTTGTTTTTGAAATCGTTATTAAAGTCATTATTGAAATCGCCGCCCGTTGGCGTAATGTATCCCCGTCCAATCTTTTTAATAACCGTTGCGGTCTGAAATTCCGCCTCAACGCTTGCTAAATTACCCTGTGTTTGCCATTTGGGGGTAATCAAAAACGTATCGCACGGATAAACACGCCCGTAATTATCGGTAACGGTTACAAAATCACTCATACGGATTATACGCATTACATCGCAAAGGTATTCGGGGGCTAAAAAAACAAACCTGTATGTCTTTTCGCTTACCTGTTTTTCCGGGAAAAAATACCCGTCCCGGTTTTCGCCCTCTTCCTCAAACACGTATTCCGGTTTTCCCAACTGCGTACAAAGGTACAAACGGTTTTTATACAGGGGGTCAACGTACACAATTTGCCCGTCGTCAAATACCATGTTTTCAACGTCGTACCATTCAATTGTTAAATAGTTGGTATTCGTCATATTTACCAACGTAAAAACTTCTGAATACCATGTTTGCGCCCCGTCGGATAATTGGGCGTAATATTGCCCCTCCGCCGAACTCCATATTAACGGCAATATAGCCGTATAAACAATAACGTCATAACCCAAAGCCGCAAACGGGACAATTGACAATCCCGTTTCGGCAATCTGTGTGGTTAAATCTGCAACCTGTGTTCCGTCAATCTTATAAATCCTAAAATAATTTAGTCCGTTTGTATGGTGCGGGCGCACAATCTGAAACGGCAACAACATATTCAACGGCGTAAACAGGGGGTAAACGTCCCCGTATGAATATGTTTTGCGGTGGTTTTGTTCGTCTAACGACTGATACCACGGTAAAACGCTTAAATTATTATTCTGTATCATACTTTAATGTTACTTTGTTGCTACGACTATGCAAAGTTATTGAAATCTTGTCTATTTGCCCGCTCCCTATACTTGTTTTTATTAATTTCATCGGGTCGGGGTCGTCAATTGACGGATATGTTACCGTTTGTTTCTTTTTCCGGTCGATACCGTATGCGTATGTTTCGGAATTATTGATTTTAACCCGGCGGGCGGGCAAATCATACGGATAATATGTTGGTTGCAAATATATCCAACTTAAATACCCGTTTTGTATTTCGTAATCCAACCCGTTGTTACTGTATTGAATAAACGGCAATTTATAAATTGGGTCAATCTCAATGCCGTAAGCATCCCCCGTTTGATAGGTAATAAAGATTTGCCCGCAATCCGCCGGAACATTCAATTGTTGCCGTGTATATATCTTTTTAGAACCCGTACCGATAAATTCATCTGATTGCCCAATATAGGCTTTCAAACTTCCGTCCTCGTTGGTACTCCAATAGGTCGCCAAAACTGTTATTACGCCTCCCGTTGACCCGGTAACATATATATTGCCGTGTTCTTTTGGCAATGTAACCCGGTACGTCTGATATGGCGGACGGTTTGGATATTTAACGCCTTGCCAATAAAACGTATTGGATTCTGTAAACGCCGTATAACTATTATCGGCGGATATTGCCGCAAACAGGGCGAACCCGTCGTTACTCATTTCGCCGGGGTTCAACAACATAAAATCCACGTCGGTTGTAAAGTTGGAAACGTTTATTGTTTCAATCTTTCCGGGCGTAACGTACTTACTTAAAACCTCAATCGGGTATCCCTCGAAAGCCTGTGTAACGTCGTCCATCCATTCAAATTGGAAACGTTCCGGCATATCCACTTTATCAAATTCCCATGCGGCAGTATTGAAATCCCACGATTTACCGTTGCGGGTATTGATAATTTCCTGTAAATCGACGTTGAATTGTTGGTTGTAACTATACGAACCGCCATTGCGGAACCATTGTATATGCTCAATCTTAAATTTGCCGTCCTGTATGTACCAATAACAACGGAAACAATCCCGCAACATATTTGTAATTTGTTGCAATGTTACGGGGGCTTTTTGTGCGGGTTGGTCGTATTCGCCTTTTAGGATATTTGTTTTTTGCGTCATTAAAAGCGTAAAACGGTTGTATCCTATTGGGTGGGAACCCGTCCCGTATAAAAATTGGCTATATTCCGGGGTTGCTTCGTGGGTTATTCCCGGCGCAATTTGTCCCAACAATACCGATATAACGGACGCAAGTGGGTACGCATCCCGCAACGTATATGTTTTGCGCCCCTCTCTTTCCAATATCCAATCAAACGTCGCAAAGCCGAACCAAATAGACGCATAACGCCACGTTGACCGGGCAATTGGGAAAAACGTTTGTCCCCAAATCGAATACGGGGGGATAAAGTATTTACCGTTGTCCGCCAATCCCCATTGCGTCGGCTCGTTGGAAAAGTTATTGGATATATATGCCACGTCGATTGCGTAACCGATTGCCCGTTTATAATTGCGGTTGTTATCTACAATATCATCCGCCGGAATTGGGTACGTATTTAATCCGCTTATTGTATCAACATCTAACAGATAACGAACGTAAATATTATATGTTGCCATTTCTGCCAATACCGTACCCGTTGCACCGTTAGCGGTATTGGCGTTCATTGTGAAATCTAAATTATCCCATACCCCGGAACCGCCTATATTTGTCGAATATGAAAACATAATTGTATTATCGGACGTCCTAACTAAATTGCAATTTACAGTTCCGAAAAACGGGGGTACATAAGTAACGGCAACATCAATACGAAAACCGTTAGACGTTTCGGGGTATAACGACCCGGTAAAATTGTTACTTTCTCGGTCTAACTTCATGGAACCCGCATATAATCCGGCAACCGCTTTTGGCGTACCATTGTCGGCGGTAATGCGTATTTCTTTCAGCATATTGCACAAAGCAAAATGATAATCGTAAACCAATGCCCGGCGGTCGGTTACTGCGTTGGCATCCTGTTCCCAATAGTTGCCGGAAAGAAAACACGAAACGACACTATCGCCCGGAATGTAACATTGAATAAGCGGGCGTTTTGCAAGATTAAGACGGTTTATTTTCGGGGCTAACGTTATTAAATTATATTCCTTTTCCAATCCCGCCAATACGTCGTTATATTCGTCCACGGTGTTAGGTTGCAACGTAACCTTTTTATCCGGGATACTCCATTGGCAATCCGTTTTCATAAATTTGCCGTGATAATATTCCGACCACGTTTGCCCCCAATCGTTCGATTTGTAGATATAAAATTGAAATTCAGTTTCAAAGGTTGCGTTATTCAACAAATCAAACTCTTTTCCGACAAAGGATATTTTGCCGGATATTTTCGGGCGGTAAAAGTGGTTATTGGTTTCAATTTCCCAATCTTTCGCCAAATCGTCCTTATAAACGGGGTGCATCAACTTTAATTCGTAAACCGTGAAATTCTGCCAATCTGCAACCCGTGTACTCGACCGGATATAATACGCATCGTCGGGAACCTTAATTGTTGTATTGTCCGGGTCGTACATAGCCCCGCCCGGAACCCGTACTTTGTTGGCATCGTAAAACACGTAATTATAACACAACCCAAATTGCACACGGGAACCCGGCGTTACTTTCATATAACCGGACGTATTGAAAGCGGAATTTTCAACGGTATTACCTCCCAAAGATAAAACCGCCCCAATCGTTGCGTCGCCCGCCCAATAATTAAACAGGTTTTGCCCTGTGGTAATCAAAAATTCGTATATCGGATTCATACTAATTTTTATTATATGTTCGTTTCAAATTCTTGTAAATCTCGACAACCCGACCGTTTCCGGCTACATAGAAACGGCGTTTGTTTTGCTCTTTAATTTCCCGTACATCGTTCGACAATTCCCGTATATCCGTGGAACCTCCGTTTGCGTTTATGGTTATGGCATCCGCCCCGTTGTATGCGTTGCCGTACTTATGCGCAAAGGTTCCGTTGTTCAATGACTTTATTACGTCCGGGATAAGACGGCGGAACCTCCGGGAATTACGTTTATTGATAACGGCGAAAAATTCGCCGCCCTCGGCACGTCGCCGGGTTCCGTCCGGCTTGGTTCCTAAATCTACATCGTTGCCGGATTGGTGCGACCCACCGCCCAACAACTCAACCGTACCGTCGCCGTAACTTTCCGACCCGCCCCCCTCGGCGGCTTTCGTCATTTGGGACGCTTTTATTTTGGCGGCGGCGAACGACGCCCACATAACAGCGATTGCCGGAATTGCAAACGGGAACCCCAATTGCGACCAAATCAAAGCGGACGCCGTTACAAGGTTTCCGATTTGTTGGATTGTTTGGATTGCCTGTTGTGCCTTTTGCGCTTTCTGTTGTTCTTTCAACGCTTTGTCTTGGTTCCGCTTGGCGTTATCCAATTCCTTTTGCGCCATAACAACGTTATTGGCGTAACCGTTTGCCCTTGCTTCCAATTCAGCATCCAACGAACGTTGTGCGCTGTCAACCTCTTTGTCGGCGGCGGTAACGGCGGCATCGGCGGCGGCTAATTTAGCCTGTAAAAAGGTATCCAATTGCTCCATTGCGAACGATACGGACGTACTTATTGCCTCCTTTTGGTCGTCGTCTAAATTCAGCCCGAAAAGCCCGTATATATCGTTGCCTCGTTCGTCGCCTTTGCTTTTCTCAATTTCTTGGTTGATTTTGGCAATTGTGTTTTCTATTGTCTTAACCTCCTGTTCTGTCATTTTGACCCCGGCGGTTTTATTCAATTCCAAAATCTTTTGCAAACGCTTCTTTTCTTGGTCTAACCGGAACCGGGTTTTGCGTTCCTCGCTGTTACGCAACAAATCGAACTCCGACGCATCTAACGCCTGTTGTTGGTCGAATAACAACAACGCCCGTTGGTTGTTTAATTCGGTCGTCTGTTTCAATACCTCGGCATCGTATTTGGCGTTTATATCCGCTTCGTTTTGGCGGACGTCCTCGGCTAACTGCCTGTTTTGCGCCAATTCGATTGCCCGTTGTTGTTGCAACAATTGAATACGCAAATTTATTTCTTCCTGTGAACCCTCACGGGCGGCGTCCAAACGTAATTGCGTCCGTTGCGCTTCCCGGTTCATTTGGTCGATTGTAATTTGGTCGTTCAATTCGCCCAACTCTTTTGCGTACTGTTGTTGCAATAGGGTTTGTTGGTTCAACAACTCGGTCGTTTGCGCCTCGGTCAATCCCCGTTCGGTTTCCAACCGGGTTGTTATATCCTGTATTTGCCTATCGTATTCGACCCGCAATTGTTCCCGTTGCTTTTCTGCCCCCTCTGCCATAAGTGCAATTTGGGCGTCCTGCGTGGTACGTTGCGCCGCCAATTCCGCCGCCCGTTGTTGGTTGGCAATATCGACCATATCGTTTGCCAATTGTTGACGCAATGAAACGATTTGCGCATTTAACGCCGCCCGTGCTTTGGCGGTCAAATTTGCCTCGGTGCGTAACTGCAATTGTATATCGGCAATCGCACGGGCGTTGGCGGCTCGACGTGTTGCCCGTTGTTGGTCGAATGAATTTTTAATTAATGCAATCCGGGCGTCCTCGGCTTTACGCAATATATCCGTTTCAGTCTTGGCGGCGTTCCGGGCTTCGTTCGCTCTTTGGGCGGCTTGTATTTTCCTTTCGGCGTCCAAATCCGCCCCCTCTGTGTTAAGGTCAACGGCAATTTGTACTTTGCGCCCGTAATTATCAATTTGTCCTTGTATGGCGTCTATTGCGTCGTCAACCTTGACTTTATCAATTTTGCCGTCCATATCGACGTCGATACGTATTTTACTATCGCCACGGGCTTTTGCGTTGTTGACTTGCAACAACATATCGTTCAATTGCTTTAACTTTAAGCGGTTTGCCTCCAAATCGTTCAATTCTTGACCATAGAACCCAACCGATTTGTTATGCGCTTTTGTGCGTTCCGCTAATATTTCGTCCTCAATCTTTCGGGTTTCGGCTAATCCGGCGTTCCGGGCTTTGGCAATACTTAATTCCCGGTTCAATTGGGCGACACGCTCGTTGCTTACTCGGTTCATTTCGGTTGCTTCAACCTCCAAATAATCCAACCACGCCTTTTGCGCCTCGTTGAGTTTCTTTTGTTCTTTGGCGGATTTGTCGGTATTGGACGCAAATATTGCCAACGCTCCGACAACGGTAATTAACGCCAACGCCAAAAGAACGTAAGGATTTGCCGCCGCAACTAAATTGAATATCTTTTGCGCAATGGTCGCCGCCAACGTCGCCTTTGTTCCCTGTATGGTTACAAGTCGGTTATAAACTTGCGCTTTACTCAATGCCGCCATTTGGATTTTAGATATACCCAACATAAGTGCGGATTGTTTTTGTACGGCGTTTTGGATTGCTTGCACTCCGGTTGTAATGGCAATTGCCGCTTGCAATTTCTTTTGTGCCTCGGCGACGTCCTCGGACGCACCCCCGAACAACTCCATTGCCCCCGTAAATGCGGAAAATCCGCCGGACGCCGCCGCCGCCCCACTCAATACCGTATCCAATTGGGACGTATCGGACGCCATGTTTTTTACTTCCTGTGCGGCGTCGCCCAATGCGTCCTTTAAGTCGCCCGCCTCTTTTGACAATGCCGCATATTCGGCGGTATCCTGTTTACCCTCCAAACGCATTACCGCCAACGCTTCCGTCATTTGGCGTATTTGGGACGTTAATTTTACGGTCGCACCCTCGTAATTACCAACGTTTAGGGACGTTTTGCCCGTGGCTTCCTGTAAACGTTTCATTTCTTGGTAAATTGCGTTTGTTTCCGCAACCAACTTTCGCCCCTCCTCGGTCGCCTCCCTTTCCTCAACTGTCATGTTGTTAAGGTATATTTTGTTTAGGGAATATTGCGCCGACAACTTGTTATATGAACCCTCGGCGGATTGATTTAACCGGGTCGTAAGTTTATTAATTTCGTTTGCCTCTTTTTGGGCTTGCTTTAATTCTGCCAAACGCTTTGCGTTCTCACTTTCCGCAAACGCCAAATCCCGTGCGGCACGGGTCAAACGGTCGGTATCGGACGTTGCCCCCTTTATGGTTTTTCGTCCGTCCTCGGTTGCCCCGGACACACTCGCCAACGCCGCCCGAACGCTGATTGCCTCACTCTTAATATTTTTAAGAGTATTCATATAGGCGTCGGAAAGTTGGTCTAATTGGTTGATAAGGTCGGTAATCGAATTATCCGGCTTTACCAAATCACTATATTTTATCGGGTTGTTATTATCTGCCATAACGCCAATTATTACTTTGTTATTTGCGGGAAATTTGCCCGCTATTCAATTTTCTTTCCTCGGTAATACAATTTACCCACCGGAACCAATTAACGCCGGAAACGGGCTATTTTGCGCCCGCTTTGGCGTTCTTTGGTTTGGTCGCCTGTTTGATATACTCAAACGCGTTGTAATATTCCAATACGGTAAACGTTTTGGGGTTTACGTGCAAATGTTGGGACAACATTAAACACATATTTTCAAACTGTTTATCGTACTGTATTTCCATGCTATCCGAACCGCTAAACGATTGGGGTTTGGTATAAGTCAACAACAACGTCGTTATTTGCTCAATTTCCGCCCGTTTGTCGGTTTCGTCGCCCTGTATGATTGCATCCAACATTAACAACGTGCGTTGCTTCAATTGGTCGTAATACTCTTTAACCGTGGCGTCGTCGAAACTTTTAGGAAAATATAATTGCAACTCATCGTCTATTTTTTTTTTGACCGCTTCCAATTGGGCGGTCAACTCGGCGTTCGGTGCATCGTCGAACAATTGTAATACCTTTTGCAATCCGTCCGGCGTCATATCGTTGTATTCGGTTCCGTCCACGCTCTTAACCAAAGCGCAAAAAGCCAAATACCGGGGCGACATATCCGTTTGAATGAAATACACGTTTTGCCGCATATTATCCAATTCCTTTTCCGCCAACTCCGGTTTATTGCCTCGGATAAATCGGATTGTCTTTTCAATATGCGTGTCCCAATCGTTAAGGTCGGAACCAACCCCGGCGTCGATTAACAACGCTTTGTTATACGCATGAAATCGCAACATTGGCAATTCGTCGATACTATCGTACAACACAACCGCCCGTTTTCCAATCGTCGTTGTTCTCATATCAATATACGGGTTATGGCGGTTGAACAAAAAGGAACCAATAACAACCACGGGTTCCCGGTACATATCGCAAACAGAACCGACAAAGCGACCCCCGCCCACCATGATAAGCAAAAGCCGCAATTGAACATCTTTGCGAAAAAGTCGTTGCCGTGAACTTGGACGTATTCAATAACGCCCCATTTTTTCAAAAGGGATAAAAGGAACGCCGCCACGGTTGCGACAATCAAAACCCATATTACAAATATCATTTCCATATCTCAAATTTTACAAGGTTGCGAAACTGACAATATACCCTCAAACCGGAACCCGGCGAACGGGTGCAATAAATATTGGTTATCGACTTCATCCAACGTAAAACCCCGGTACACGTTTTCGGCTAACTCATATACCCGGTTTATCTCAATGGTTCCGTCCTTTAACCAAAAGCCGCCGTTTAAGACGGTTAATATTTCGTTCTTTAACGCCTCGGTATTCCGGTTGTTGAGTTGTCCCGGATATACTTTGCGCAAGTCGAACCACACAATAAGCGCAAACGGGGCTTTTATTGTGCTTTGCTCTTTGGGAACCCAACCCACGTTTTGCGGGTCGTCAACCCAAAAGAACCCGAAATTGCCAATATTGGCGTCCGGGGACACGTCGATATAATCGTTGTTGCCTCGGTACTGTGTGCCGCCCGCATATACGTTGGGCGTGAAATAGCGTTTGCCGTTGATAATCTTTGCGACCCTTTGCGCACGTCCAAATACGACGTCCAACCAATCGACGTTATCCATTAACCCGGCTTGTATATTCCCAATAACCCGGTCAATCAAAACCGGGTTTGGGATTATCGGAATTATTTTATTACTCTTTGCCATATAACACGGTTTTTGCTTTTTTCAACAAATCGGGGTAAATATATTGCCAAATCAACGACGCAATATTTTCGTCGGTCAATCCCAATATTTGCCGCCCGTACTTTTTTATCAAATCTTCGGTTTTGAAATCCGACGCCTTAATTTCAAACTGTTTGTCGCCGACTTCCAAATAAAAACTACTTTCAAAATCCCCTTCGTCCCGTAATGTTACCCGGTTCGTCGGTTGTCCTTTTTCCTCTTTAATGGAAATCGTCAACGGGGTATATGGCATATAATCCATAATATCCACGCCCAAACGGTTAATACCTTGTTCAAACAATTGTTCCTCGGCGTTGGCGTCGATAATAAACGCCGTTGTCATTCCGTCGTCGATTATTTCCCGGATATATAACCCGGACGACAAACCATTGTTGAAACGGTCAACGTTATTGCGTAAATCCTGTATTGACTGCATACCCCCCATAATCCAATTACGTTGTACGGTATTTAACGCCGTGGTTGTTACAAGTAAGGCAAATGCGGTCGATACCCTGCGTATCTAATCGCAACGCCTCGTATGCTTTTTTAAGGTCATAACCCAAACCGCCCGGACGTACTCCGGTCGTGTTGCCGTCCAACTCGTAAAGTATTTCCAACCGGGTTGCGTTTACTTGGTTCCTGTTTACCTTAACATCGGGGTTCATTGCCAACGTGCGCAAAGCGGTTGCGGCGACTTGACGTTGTATAACGGTTTGGAAAATCTGCCTTTCTTTAACGATAAAATCCGTTAGGTCGCAACCAACGGTTATTTCGCAATTCAACCCGTAATTCTGTGTTGTCGTGTACATCGTCAACGCCACGTCCCACAATTCCGGGTATTCGGCGAATGTTTCCGGGGCGTTGAACATAAACGGCGTAACCTGTAAATACTTGGTTATTTCTTTCCAACTTTCCAACCCGTACCCGGTACACGTTCCGCACGGTTCCCGGCTCCAATCCTTAACCATGTTTATTGCCTCCATTCCGGCGGGCAATTCGTCTTGGTTATAACATAGATACCACGACCCCCCGGCGTTCGTTGCGTCGCTGATATACGGCAAATAACAGTCCTTTAACGGGAACCATTGAAAACCGCCATTTGTAACGGTAAAATTCAAATCAAACGTCTTTATCGGGTCGATTTGCGACGAATGGAAAAGATACATACGAACCATACCCGTTGCCCCTGTCATTTGCAAACCTATTTGTTCGATTTTCATTGTTACCCCCATTGAACGAACCGGGACAATTTCAAACCCGACCAACTTATGTGTATTTTGCAACGTTGCCCGGATACGTCCCGCACCGTCAAAGAACGTGCGACGCTCCAAAAGGTTCTTTGTTTCCTTATCCAATCCTTTTACTTGCGTGAATGTTTGTACCATTTGCGCAATACCGTTACGGGTCAACCGCTCCAAATAATCGGAAAGGTAATTGTATTCAGACCAAACCGGGTTTCCGAAATCGTCGTTGAAATCTTCGTTAAAATCACTTGCGACGGGTTCGACGTTTTGGTTGTCCTGTGCGGCAATCCAAACTTTGTTGTTGTGGCGAACCTTTGCCCCTGCCTTGTATTCCGTTATCATATTCCAAACGGGATATTGAAAAACGAAATCATCCGGGATTATTGCCCGGATATTATCCAACGTAACAAGCGGGTGCGCACCTTGAAAATACAACCCGCTTTCCGTCTGCGTTAAATCGTCTTTTATTGCCTTTGCCGGGTCAAATGATTGTTCCCACCCGACGACGTGCAATAATGCGTCCTGTATATCTTTTAATCGGTACATCTGCGTTTATAAATTAAAAAGGGGGCGGGGATAACCACCCCGTCCCCTCGGTTTAACAATATTGCGTCCGTCGTCAACGGTTATGCACCACCCCCGGCGGGAAACTCGGTTGCGTTGGTAACGTAAACGGGCATTCCTAACGGTTCGTTCGGGTTGCGGGCGGCAATCTCGGCTTTGATAATCGGGTTTGCCACGATGTCCGGGTTGCTGTTATATGCTACCATATACGCAACGTCAACGGAAAATCCGAAATACTCCTTAACGGCGCACGTCAAATCCTCGGTTGCGGCTCCCATGATTGCCGATTGGTCGCCAACGGCGGTGTAATAGTGCGACCCAACGGGCAAATCAATGTACGGCAAACGTACAACGTCCCATTCGTGGAAATTCGCACGGGTGCGGCGCAACGCCTCACGGTCAACACGGGTAAGAATACCAACATTACCGTCAGCAACGGCAAACATGGTTCCCATTTTGCCGGATTCATCGGTTACGTTGTTCGTGTAGTGTAAAACCTTGTTGTCGTACTCCATGCGCTTGTTAACGTCGTTGTAAACGCCATGTTGCGCAAGTTTACGAATAAGGCTATCAACCCCGGCGTTGGCGATTAAGTGGATATACTCCGGGTAACAGTTGGCACGCATAATCGGGTTAATATCGCCCAAAATCTCGGTCGCCATTTGGGTTGGAACCTGTATAACGTTGCCCGTCTGCGTGTAGTTAAGCAACGTTTTGAATACCTGTGTTTTGTTGGCATCCAAAGCGGCAACCGCCCCGGCGTCCAATTTGTCCGCCAATGCACGGCACGTCTTTTCCATTTTGCGCAAAAAGTCGTGTTCGTATGAAATTTCGTTGTTCATGTAGGCGGCGGGAACCATTGTAAAACCAATGGCGTAAGTCGCCCAAACAACCATTACCAATGCGGACGTATTTTCATCGTCTGCGATAACGCACGAACGGACATTGCTAACCGTAACGTCGCCGTCGTAATTGATAACGGGTACTTGTACCGTGTTACCAATGGACGCAAACGCACGGTCGCGCAAATTGGGGTTAATGATTGAGGACGGGGCGTTGGTTTGCTCAATAAAGAAATCCAATGCGCCATACTCACACGGGCGGGTCATATTACGGTCTAATTCCGGGTTCTCAATCCGCCAATTCTGCAATCTTGTTGCTACTAATGACATAATGTTAAAAATTTAATTGTTATTAAATGCGGGTTTACCCTTTACCCGTGTTGTTGTTACTTTTCCGGCAATGCGGCAACGTTGTTGTCCTGCCATGCCTGTTTCATTGCGGCGTCGAACTTTTCAGACCCCGCCGTTAAGCCTTGCGCCATAAGTCCGGCGGCGATTGCGTCGTAAGCCTCAACCCTTGTTTTTGCGCCGGATACGTCGATTGTCGAACCGCCGCCCGCACCGGAACCGCCCGCCGGGGGTGTTGTTCCGCCGCCCGCCGCTTGGCGTCCCTTATCCAAAATACCCATTGTTTCCAATTCACGGGTCAAAAGGTCGCCGGGGGTGTACGGGTTCAACTGATTGTTCGGGTTGCGCATGATTGCCCCGGTTTCGTCCTTAAACGCAAGGATTTTGCCGCCGTTGCCGTCGTCGATAAACTCCGGGTTCATTCCCTTTATTTTCTCAACGGCTTGCGCCAAAAGAACCTTTGTTGCGCTTTCCGGCAATCCCGCCTTAAATTTCAATCCGGCGGTCGCTGTCTGCAATGCCCCCTCAATACGAACGCCGAACAATTCCTTTTGGTAATTTTGTTCGGTTTCGTCGTACTTGGTTTTTAACTCGTTGAACTGCGTTGTTACCGCCGTTAAATCGGCTTTCGCCTGTTTCAAAGCCTTTGCGGTTTCCGCATCGGTCGCACCGTCGGCAATTGCCTTTTCCAAACGTGCCTTTTCTTTCGTCAGACTTTCGATTTGGGATTGCAACCCGGTTGCGCCCTCGGCTTTGGTTTTGAACTCGGCAACCACACGTTTTGCGTAATCAAACGTTTTTTCGGTTCCATTCTTTGCGATACCGGATATCGCCAAAATATCGGCGTCCAATCCGCCGTAAATTTCGCCCGTCTTTTTCGCTATAACGCTGTTTTCGTCGTTTGCGGACAACGTGGTTATCGCCGCTATTTGTTCGTCGGTCAACCCGGCTAATGCCGCATTTGCCTTTAATACTTCGCTTGTTAATGCCATAATCTTACCCTTTGATTATTTGGTTTATACTCTGTTACTTTTTCGCCTCGGTTTTTGCGTCGGCGTCTGCCTTTGCCTTTGCATCGGCTTTGGTTTCTTTGGCGGGTTCCGCCGGGATAACTCCCGCCGCTTTCAACTCTGCCAAAAATTTCGCTTTCAAAGCCGCTTTTTCCTCGGCTCTCGCTTTTGCGTCGGCGTCTGCCTTTGCCTTTGCATCGGCGGCGGCTTTTTCCTCGGCTCTCGCTTTTGCGTCGGCGTCTGCCTTTGCCTTTGCATCGGCTTTGGTTTCTTTGGCGGGT